CTAGCATATCCTGGTAAATATTGGCACCTGTTGTATCAAGGATATCTGTAATGGCTGGAGCAGTACCGGGAGTATCTGGAAACCGATCTACAACAATTATAAATCGGACATTGTTATAGTAATCTGATGTTCCACTTGAGTCGATATTGGAAAACCAGAATCGTAAATACAGTCCAGTTACAACTGCTTTGAGTCCAATTCTTTCGCCAATATTTTGACCTTGCGGGATTGCGTTGAGGGCTGAGGTAACTTGCCAACTGGTGGTAAGGGCTGAGTTGTTGTAAGAGAAATCTCGATATTTCGTTTCAATAGAACGATTAATTCGTCTAACTTGGCGCTCAACTCTCCGTACTCGTCGTCCGATTGGTCTTCGTCGTCGATAATTTCTGAATCTTCGATATCCTCGTTTTCCGAATCCTCTTTTCCTTTTCCAAGCCATGAAGGCAGCTTATCACTAGATTCCTCAAGCGAGCGTGGTCTCTTGAACTGTTTGTTAGGCATAAGTTAATGACGCGCAATTGCATCAAAAAAATAATGATTTATTCTACTAGGTACTCATCATCGTTCGTGGAATAGTTCCTAGGGAAGGCAGGTTCCTCAGTACCGGGGTCAACGTACTTGTCATCTTTCCAGTCGGCATATGAATTATATTGCAGGGGTTCCTTGTACTTCTCCGTAAAGTACCGGATACAGGTAAACCGTTCAAGTAGGGCTTCGTACGCATGTTTCTTCTTTACATCTTCAGAATACCATTCAATCGGTGCACGATTAGAAATAAAGATCACACGCTTGGCTAGGAATTCAATGTGATTCCCTTTGTTCTCTACTTGATAAGGTGTAGAGTCACCTAATCGCAATACTTCTGAGAATGGAAGCCATCCATAGTACTCGTCGAGGACCACCGTTTCTTCACCTTCATATCTTGGCCACCATTTAGAGTTAGGTACTTTCCAATATGCATCTGGCCAATTCTTCTTAACCCACTCAGTCTTGCCATATCGAGTTGGACCAAGGACCAAAATGAATTCAGTTCTCCAGTCTCGCTTCTTGCTAAAGAGTGCCATGCCTGCGAGCATGCCCCTCTGGTATTGAATAAATGCTTCGGGACACTTTTTAAAGAGAGTTAGTGCACTACTTCCACTTTCAATTTCAGCAGCAAACTTTGCAAGGTCTGTTCGACGACCACTGGACCCTGGTACCCAGCTGCCGATTTCCCAGGGTCCTTCTATTCGTGAGTCGTCCTTTCGAGCATAGTCTCTGGCCTGATCTCGTGATCCACGTCTAATTTCAAAATGAGCGCGTGGCAGCAGATTTTTAACAAAGCTTAGTCGTTGCGAGCGGCTTAGCTCAAGGTAACCTTGATAATGCACAGTACCAGATTCACTCAATTCCATTTGCCATATCACATAGGCAATATGTCCACTAGCTTCTGCACTTTCAAAGTCCACATCAAGTTGTCCTTCTGGATTATTCAATGTAAAACACCAATGTCTAGCTTGTGTTTGCATGTTGTGTTGTGTCGAGGTTGCTGGTAATACTATGACGCAACCTCTAAAAATTATTCCCGCCGTTCCGCTGCCGTTTCCCGGAATCACTCCGCTTTTCACTCCGACTTTCACAGGATAGGATATCGTTTTTCACAGGATAGGATAAGTTGTTGACTTTACAAAAATTCTAAAATAGGCAGGGCCGAGCACACAAGCAGGCGCTCCGCTACCCGAGCCCTTTTCTAACGAGCACGAGCGCCTTTTCTAACGAGCGGCGCGACGAGCACGACGTGGGGCCCCACCCCCACGGCGGCAGGCAAAAAAAAAAAAAAATATTTATGCAAAGTTGTCGTTTATTAAGGATCCTTATAGAAGACTCTTCTATACAAATAGAAATACGGATTAGGTGTTCCACTTGAATCCGAAACAATATACAAATAAATTGCATTGTATGTTATCCCTGTTGAACTAGTATCTTGCCACTGAACTGGCAATCGCATCTTGATAAAGAAGTTGAACAACTTGTGTGGTCGCATTCCACCCATACTTGCTAATATGAAATGCTTGTTCTTCAAGATCTTATAATTCTTCTTATTTACCATATTGCGAGGTGCTAGCATATCCTGGTAAATATTGGCACCTGTTGTATCAAGGATATCTGTAATGGCTGGAGCAGTACCGGGAGTATCTGGAAACCGATCTACAACAATTATAAATCGGACATTGTTATAGTA